GTCATTCATTCCGATTTCGTCATTTTGGCGAATCGTCTTGCCTGTCTTTAGTTCCCACTTATCCCAGTCGGGAGGATTGACGACGTAGGTCGCTTCTTCCCCGTTATTAAATTTTATGGTTATTGGTAGTTTCATTAGTAAGCCCCGATCTAGTTACTAGCTGAAGGATTCGGCTGGTGTTCCGATAACTGTGAAGTTGAAGGATACAGTCTGTGCTTCGTTTCCTGCGCCTCCGGCTGTTGGGAAGTCAGGAAGAATTTGGAATGTAAAAGTCGCGCCGCTTGCTGCGGTCATGACTGTGCTGATTCCGGTATCAGGAGCAGATTCAGCAACGCCCCAGAGGATTTCGCATAGGGAGCCAGTTGCGCCCCAGTCTGCGAGCATTTCAACGGCAAAGTTCCATTGGTCGTCAGTTACTTTGTAAGCCTTGCCATCTAGGGTTTGGTAGGTCTCGCGTGTGCGTGTATCGCTGAGGATTGCGCTTGTTGTCTGAGCGTCGAAATTGTTACCACCAATAGTGAAGGTAACATCTCTGCCCGTAATTACGGTGGTAGGCATTTCGGTTTCTCCTTAGTTTGTTTGCGTGTAATAGGTTGAGACGTTGATATCGGCAGATAACACGTTAGACGCGCCTACCTGGACGATTTGTGGCGTTTCAATTTGTCCTACTACATATCCGGCAGGTATTACCGCCAGAATGCTGATGATGAGCTTCTCTAGGTTGTCTAAAGATGCTGGGTTGGAATTATACGCGACGGCTGCGGTGATTTTATAGTTAAGCATCACTTTAGTCGTCGCTTTGTTAATAAGATTAGGTTCCATATACGGCGAGCCAGGAACGATAACTACGGCCGGTGGAATGATTGCCTCGGGTACATAAGAATAAACAGATCCAGCGACAGAGCTAAGTGCTGTGGCTAGTGCGCCTCGTACATCGGCAGATATTGAGGATGGAGGCATTACTGAGCCAGCGTTTCAATATCGACCATGTTGCCGAGCAAGCCTTGAACGCGGCTGTAAAGACTACGACCCATTCTGTATGGCGTTGCGGTGAAATCTACGCCTTCAATTTGTCCGCCAGGAGCTGTGCGTGATTGAAATACTTCGACGGCTACGACTAGGACGGCAGATTCTACATTCTGATTGTTTGCGTAAATAGTAGCGGCATCTTTGCCGGAAAGTGTTGCGCGACCTGTTGGGATTATTGGTCTGCGTTCGATGTCTGCGTTGGTAATGCTCTGAGTAAAGACTTGCGAATAAATAATGTTAAAGCCCATGCGATTGACTGTGTAGAACGTAGCGATGTCGTCGGTTACGGCGCGTGAACCATCGAAAGGCGCTCCGACATTGTTAATTACTACAGTCTGGCCTTCAACAAATCCGTGAGGGCGTACTGTGTAGAAGTAGGCGATGTTATCGACAAGTTCGACGCCTTGAATTGCTGCCTCATGCTCAGTAAGAAGCGGAAGGATTACGCCTTCAGCGGTGTCGATAATGCCATCAAGATATGCGTCATTATAGAGCGAAGAACTCACGCCTAACACAGAGCGCAGTTGCGATGCGGTAACGATGCTAGGCATGAGATCTCCTTACGAGCGAGAGAGAGGCGCTCGGGGCAACACGCCTCCCTCTCAGATTAGTTTGACTAGGCGACTGTGAGGTTGCGGAAGGCTGAGCCGTACTTCAAGCAAGTAGCGACATAGCCATAAACGCCAATTTCGATTTCGCCAGTTGAGACGACGTTTGCGCGGATTTGTTGTGCTGGGCCGCGGTAGAAGGTTGCTGCGTCGCTTGCGTAAATTACGCCCTTGACGCCGGTGCCGGTGTCGATGTTTGGATCTACAACAAGGCCAAGACCTGCGATAGTTCCAGCGGTTGAACCCTGGGTCATAAGACCAGCCGCATTTTGTGGAGCAGCAGCAGCAAATAGCGGTCGCTTGTTATCGTCAACAGCAGCAAGCAATTCGCCAAAGTTGCCAGTATCAGCAAGGAAGCGGTTTGGTGTACGGCGAAGGATTCCGTATGCGTCAGCGATGCCATCAGCAATAGCAGCATATAGAGTTGCGCCTGTTGAAGTTCCTGGGGAACCTAGAGCGATGCTAGCGGCATAAGCGTCCGCCTTCTGCGCCCATGAAGCAGCAAGTTCGCGTAGCAATACATCGAGATAAGCTGGGTCTGAACGCTCGAGGAGTTCGACAGATACCTTGTTAGCGCCAGCAATTTTAACAACATCAACTTCTTTTGAAGTGATTGCTGTATCGGTTGAATCGAATTCAACAGCTTCAGCGGTAACAGCTGTAGTAGCTTGTGCGCCAAGTAGAGGCCGGTAGAATTTCATTCCGGTCGCTGGGAGTGTGCCTTGCTCGAGAGACATAGCGAAAGGCATTGAATCATCAATAATTCCGATGATGTCGCGGAGGTATGTTGGAGGTACTACGCCGATGTTCTCGGTTGTAGTAGCAGCATCGAGAGCTGCAACGATGTCGCGAGCATTGCTGTCGCCACGTTGCGCTTGGATCTGTGCGAGTGCGTACTGTCCGGCGGAAATGTTCATGTTTACGCGAGGTGCGGTGTAAACAGGAGCATTGACGACAGGAGCAGAAGCCTCGACCTTTGTTGATTCGACCGAAACCTCAGGCTCGGTCGTCTTTGGGGTGTCGGTCATTTCTTCTTCTTCCTTTTGTGGTTCTTCTGAAGCAGCTACTTCAGAAACTCGCGCAGAATCGATAGCCGGTGATTCGACTAGGCTGACTTCTACGAGATTTGAGGAGAGAACGCGGAATGCGCCATCTTCCTCTTTCCATTCGTTGAGCTTGATGCCCACCGAAAATCCATCGCGTAATCCCATAGCAGCTTCTTCCAAAGCAGCATCTCCAAGATACGTTTTTGCTATTTTGAAACTTGCGTCAATTCCGATTGGGGTTCCGTTCTCATCGTTTACATGATTAAACTCAAGAACGCGGCCAATAGGCTGAGTATTTTGATGCTCTAATAATAATTTAATAGGCTTAAGAGCGATTGAATCCTGGGCGAAAATAGTTTTGCCAGCATTTGTATAGCCAGCCTCATTCCAGGTAACGATGCGACCAGTAATGGTACGAGCGTCGCTATCGGCTGCGAGTATGTTCATCGGCATGTTTATTTTCATCGGATTAGATCCTCTTCCATTCTTGCTTCGTCAATCGTCATAATTCCTGAACGTACAAGGATTTCCAAAGTCTGTGCGCGTTCCAACGGATTTCCGCGAAGGAAATCGTCCATGTCAAATTCGACCTCTTGCGTGTTAGGCGTAAAGTCAGGCATAGAAAGTCTTTGCTCGATTGCTTTAAGTAATGGGCGAAGTGAGAAGTCCACGAGTGAACGGCGCTCGGATACTACGTTCGCGTAAGTCATGGAATTTACGTCAGCTGATAAATACCACGCAGGGATTCCGACAAGACGTGCCACCTCAGTCGCGAGATATTGGCGAGCCTGATTCAGTTGAAGCTTCTCAGGGTCAAATCCGACAGCGGTCATTTCTACGTCAGCATTAAGGAAAGCGGTTGCGCGAGATTGGCGCGAAATCTTCCATGCGTCTAGTAATTGACGGATACGATCTGCTGGAAGGTTTGTGCCAGTTGATTTGAGAACCATTGAAGGCGTTGGTTCATTAGCGAAGTTATACGCGGTCTTTTCTAGCTCTAGCGCTGTGCGAATCGTACGGCCACCGATGGATAAAATACCATCCCCAGCAGGGAAAGCGATGATGGAGTTAACGCCAGTTAAAGGCGTGTTCTTTCCGTCAAGTTGATATCCAATAACTTCGGTACCTAACGCGTTGTATTGTGGCGTTACTCGCTCTGGTGCTACACGCGTCCAGGATTTAATTCGATTGGGAAATTCTGCGTACACTTCTAATACTTGGCCATAACCTACGCCGAATAATTTCATATCTTGAACGAGATAATAATAAACAGTTGATCCAGGTACGCGTGGGTCTGGTTGGTGAATAACTCTGGGGCTCTCGATTAAAGTCGAATCTGCTTTTAAGCGAGTTTCCAGCGGAATGCTTGCGATAGTGCCAGCGATGATGCCAAGTCCGCGCGCCACAGCCGGAACCTGTAGCGCTTGTTCGCGTGAACACGTTAGCGCGAACGCACCCCATCCCATCGGGGTTACAATGTTGAGAGGAGCTAGTCCAGCCTCAACGTCAACATGAGAGCGCTCAGTCAGCGCTGCGGAAATCCGATTTTGATTCTCGGTAACGCGAAAGAAGTCTAAGATAGCCATATAGCGTAAAATTGTATCATAGTCAATTTTTAGCCGACTAAAATATCAACATCTGCTATTGGTTTTGACGCGTCGTGAATTGCCATAGCAGTTGCTACAGCTGCTGTCGCGTTATCGTTACTGGCTCGACGGCCAATGATCCATCCCCCGTCGCTGAAGTTAATCCGAGCGCAAGAAGCAATAGCTTTATTTAGCGAATTTTGGTCTGCGTGGGAAAGTCTGCCATTTTCCATAGCCGATAACATTTCATCGCAAGCCTGAGCAAACTCTCGCCCATCTACCGCCTTACATTGAATACCGGCAGCCTGTAATCGAGCGGCTACGCTGGCTCCGGTGTTCTTGCTAAAGCTCACATGGCTCACGTCGTACTTACGCACCCAAGGCGCTATCGCATTTGCTATCTGTAAATCATCCAACGCGGTCTGACTGTCGAATTCGTGTAATAGTCCGACGGCTATCTTGCCATCAACTACTTGCGCAGCTACGAGAGCGCAGCGGTCGCGTCGAGGAGTTAAATCGTAGGCTAAGAATGTCGGTCTGTCGTTGGTTAGCTTTAAATCTAGATCTACGCAATTAGCCCAAGCGCCTGGCGACCAAGGCGACACCATCGTATCGACCCAAATGCCAAGATTCTCCGTTAGGACGACAGCTTCGGGTTCATTCTTTACGGCCATGAGGTTTTCGTAATGAACCGAGCGACCCATCGCCGGATTTGCTGCCTTCCATGCGTCCAAGTCGTCAAGACTTGACCCAGGCTTAGCGCTCCATTCCATCCACAGTAGAGAATCCTTAACGCCTTCGACTGTGTTATGTCCGCGTGTGCGTAATTCGTTGAGGACGACGGAAGTCGCGTCGCCAGCATTGGAGAACGCCCAAAGCTGAGGATTCTTTGCCGCTAATTGTGTCCGGCTAATCGCTGACCACGCGCCATAGTCTTTATGTTCTCGTAATTCGTCAAGGTAAATAGATTCAGCTCCGGCATAACCTCGACCGGCTGCGTTATTGGCGACTACCTTGAATCGAGATCCATTGAGCATAGTGATTTCTTCTTGGCCATTTACTCGGCGAATATTCTTCACCTGCGAAGATAGCCAGTCATGATTCTCAAATAGTTCGACGACCTGGTTGAAATGCTCCAGCGAAATCGCCAGCTTATGAGCGCTGAGGATTTGTAACTTCTCTTTCCACTCCGTTAGCCCCATGACCACGCGCAGTCGCATGAGATGGCTTTTGCCTTGCTGCCTAGATACCAGAATGCCCACCTGGCTAAATGCCCATCGGCCATCTTCCCTAAATCTGTGCGCTTCCTGGGCTACGAGTTCCTGCCAGGGCATCAAAGGCTCACCTAAACGCTTAGCTAACTCGATTAACTCATTACCACGCGTCGGAAGGTCGTCGCGGTACGGCGTATGAATACGAGGCTCATTACTACCCAGTATCGGTAAGGTGCTAATAGGTGCCATTAGGGAACCATCATAGCGAATCAGGATTCTTAAACGGCGAATCGTTTTGGC